AGGGTTCTTAAGTTTATCTTGTTTAGTGGATAAATCGGAATTTAGTGAAGTAAAATAAGTAACTGAAGGTAAGAATTTGCATCTTGCATAGTAATCTTGTTTTTGCCAGCTGAGATTGTTAATTCACAGATTACGACAACCCCGCGTCTACATATTCCGTCACCTCAGCTCATGTCTGAGTTTTGTTACACCAAATATATTTAATTTTACGTGTATCAAATCCA